CGTCAGCGGTCAGGCTTCCGCTCTGGGGCGCTTCGATGATGGCGTTCGCGGTGAAAGAGCCGGTGCCGCCGATTACCCCACCGCCCGCTGCGTAGTGGTCGCTGACCTGTGTCGATGTCAGTTCGACGTTGTAGATCGCGGCCTTGGCGACCCAGCCATCGAGGAAGTTCCAGCCACCGGGCAGGGGGGCCCATGAGCCGAGGACCACCGGGGCGCTGTTCGTCGCGGTCGTCTCAGCGGTCGAGGAGGCTGTGTCATCGACGCCGTCGAAGTAGACCGTCCACACGTTCGCTGCCGACTTCGTGAACACGATGTGGTGGAAGTCGGTCGTGTCGTCCACAGTCGTGGTGGAGGTCGTTGCAGTGCCGTCGCGGGGGAACACCTCTACGAGCTTGGTGGAGTTGGCGAGATACCCCATCCCCGGCGTGTCCGTGGCGTTCTGGTTGAAGAATGCCTGCCACCACGTCCGCAACGCCGTGCCACGCTTGAACCAGAGTTCGTAGGTCCACGGGCCGTTACCCAGCGCGAACGTGCCAGCGAGACTGACGGACGCACCCTGGTCAGTGGCGTCCGCCTCTAGTCTCAGAGACGTTGATGACAGTCCGGGAAGGCCCCCCTCACCGAAGGTGTATGAGCCTGACGTGAGGATGCCCGGTGTGCCGTGGTGAGCATTGCCCGAGTAGTCGTAGGCCGTGGACGCACCGACGGCTTCGTTGAGGGGGAGGTAGGCGACGACACCCGTCTCTGACAGGATCAGTTCGTCGTAGGCATCGATGATGAGGGCGTCTGCGGAGAACGTCTTGGTCCCGCTGCTGGCCTTGATGACCGCGTTCGCAGTGAAGGAGCCGGTGACGGGCGCTGGGCCTGTCGGGGCTTGGATGTCGAGCGTAGCTGCAAGCCAGTAACTGCTCGTGGTGCTGCCACCGAACGCTCCGGGGTCGTCGGAGGTAGAGGTCAACTCCCGACTAATAGCGCCGATGCTGGAGTTAGCAGCAGAACCATCGTTATTGGTGGAGTTCTGGGCCTCCATCGTGTAGTTGGTCGGGGCAGTGAAGGAGTTGCCCTTGCCGTCGCCACCGCCGAAGGCAACAACTACCATCTCGACCGATGCATGTGATGCTACCGGCCCCGGGTTCGGGGCACCCCCTGAAGAAGAGCTGGACGAGATGGAGCCAATGACAGGAGTTGTGTCATCTGCTCCAGTAACCCGAAGGGCGACTACCGAAGATTGAGAGTCTGGAGTGTCGATGCGGAGGTTGCCTACGCCGGTCGGATCGCCAGTCCGCCAGGTGTTGGACCAAACGGTGATGCGCCCACCACCAACGACAGAGTCGGTTCTCACCTCCGCCCATGCAGTCGTCCAGCCGGTACTGAGGATGGATGATGTCCCCGTGTCGTTAGTGAGAACTCCAACGATTAGTAGGTCGCCGTCAACAAGGCCAGTCGGAATGTTGACGTACATGTCCAGGGCGCCGGTCTGCGACAGCGAAGTAGTAGTAGCGACGGTCGGGGATGCCATCAGTAGCCCGCCTCGATGACCAGACCGGCCAGCGTCGGGTAGTAGTCGGGGCGTCCGGGGTCGCCGCCATCAGGTATGAGGTCGAACCGCTTGCGCTGGCCCTGCGGGATGGCCCACTCGGTCACGCCAGACCCTGCCGCGAAGGTGTACGAGTAGTCCACCCCGTTCGCTTGGACGCCAGAGGAAGCCGTGCCTCGGACGCTGACGGTCATGTCGCGTGCGCCATCGTTGACGCCGCGCACGGCGACTATCTGGCCGGTGCCATCGTCGTAGTCGTATTCCGCGTAGGCAAGCCCGTCTGCGAAGGAGACGGGGCGGATGGTGCGGAGGGCCATGTGGGGTTGTATCCCCGATCTGCCGGTGGTATCCGGCGGCTGCTGCCTCTGGCGCTAGGCCATCAAGGGCGCTGCTGTGGTCCCAGCATACGCGATGCCAGCAAGTCCACGTCGCCCTCTCCGCCACAGACCATGCCGTTGGGCAGGAGCCAGAGCTTGACCTCGGTGCCGTCAGCCTGCTTCTTGCCCATGCCGTAGGAGATCACCTCGCTCCCGGCCATGAGGTTGCCGGTGTGGTGCTTGACGAAGAAGAACTGGTCGCCCTCCTCCAGGACCACCGCGAAGATGGGTCTGGTGGGGGCCTTCTGCATCAGCAGCCACACGCCTGGGGCGCGGAAGAGGTCCTTGTTCGTGGCGATCCAGCCGCCCTCATCGATGTCGATGCCGATGTTGTCGGAGGGGCCGCGTTCGAAGACGAGGAAGAAGGGTGATGCCCCCTTCCAAGCGGAGCCCTCCTGACTGGGCTTGTCGTCGCGGACCTCCGTGAGCTCCGCCTTCATCCGCTCGGTGACCGGGTGGACCTGTTCTTCGTCAGTCTGCGTCATGCCACGGCTCCAATCGCTTGATGGCTTCTTCCTTCGTCAGGGCCTCCTCATCGAGGGCCTCGAGCACCTTCTCGCGGAACTCCTGGCTCGCCGGATCGCGGTGGGCGATGCCCTGCCAGAAGCTGCGCTCGGTGATGAGCTGGTCACCGATGTGACCCGGCTTCACCGAGGTGTCCACGAAGATGCGGGAGCCGGAGGCCTTGGCCTCGCGGCAGAAACGGAAGTCCTCTCCCCAGCGGTCCTCCCAGCGGAAGAACGTGATGGGCACGTACTTCTGCCGCTCTTCGAAGTCGGGGAACTCGAAGCCCCCCTGCTGCTGGGTGATGCGGTCGAAGACGCGATTGTGGATGAGGCAGAAGGCCATGCCTGTGGCGTCCACCTCCAGGGCCGAGTCCTCGGGCCACTTCTCGAGGAAGGTGTAGGCATCGGCGCTGTCGGGCGCATGCTTGTAGAGGGTCGGCTGATAGGGCTCCGAACGCTGGAAGCAGAGGCCACCGACCATGTCGAGATCCCACTTCTCCCTCGTCTCGATGAGTGTCTCGATGTCGCTCGCCTGCCAGGTCATGTCGGAGTCGATGAAGAGCAGCCAGTCGCCCTCGAAGTCGCGCACGCACTGGTTGCGCTGGAAGGTCAGGATGCTGCCCACGACGATGTAGGTCTTGATGTACTCATTCGGCTTCAGGAACTTCGCCCGCTGGGTCATCATCAGGCTGATGGCCGTGGGTGCCGACACCGTGCCTCGGCAGCAGATGGCGATGGTCCCCACACAACGAGAAGCCCCGGCTGGGACCGGGGCCTCGTACCGCTGCATGTCGATGCCGTCTACGCTCCCGGCCCGCTTCGGTCGGCGGGCCTTAGGTTCGAGTGACTTCATCGTCAGGAAACGACGACGGTCGCGGCGTTCGCGGCGGCGGTGAAGCCATCGGTCACGTCGTAGAGCTGGCACGTCCACGTACCAGCGTGGGGGAAGATGTAGTTGTTGAACTGGAAGGCCCCATCGGGGGTGACGCCGAAGACCTGACTCCGACCGTATTCGGTCCCGTCTTCGACCATCGTCAGGACGTAGCGGAACTCGGGGCTGGTCGGGTAGATGTCAGCGTCGAAGTTCGCCTCATCGTTGGGGTCGCCCCCGCTGATGTCGAACCGGACAGCCGTCTTCTTGGCAACGACCGACCCGGAGGCGGGAGTAGGAGTGATGGTTACAGCCATCGGTACACCTCTCTGCTAATGCCGGTCACCACGCTAGCGACCTAAGCCTGCTCAGTTTGGGGGCCGTCGTGACGCTGGGATCGCCACCCTGGTCCCACGGGGTAGGGTACTTCTCTGACCAAGGGTCACCTCCCCATTTCTCGCGGTGGAAGGCGACGTTCTTAGGATACGTGCTGTCATTCCGGGTGCCAGCGACCTTGATGGTCACGCTGCCACCCTCTACATGCAGGGTGCCTGTCTGCGGCTCATGGAAGGTCACCCCTCCGATCCGCTTGGCCCTCGCGTCCCAGTCGCTGTCCTCGCAGTAGCAGGGGTGGTAATGCTCGTCCAGGAAGCCGACCTTCTCGATGGCCTTGTCATTGACGCCGAAGGCGCTGTAGCCCGCGAGGAAGACGACTGCTGGACCCAGGTCACCCCAGATGGCTTCCTCCGCCCTGGCGAGGGCGCCGGGGGCGAACTCGACATCGGAGTTGACGAAGAAGATCCAAGGAGCCTGCAAGTTGGCCTTCCACGTAAGGTTCAGCGCGGCTCCCCAGCCCAGGTTCGCGCCTGGGCGGCAGACGTGCATCTCCTTGGCCCAGTTGGGCTTGCCGTACTCCCACCCGTTGCCGTTGTCCACGATGTAGAAGCGGTCCACCTCCACGTCGACAGACTTCATCATCTTGTAGGCGAGGTCGTAGCGGTTGAGGATAGGCAAGGCCAAGACGGGGATGCTCATCCGCTCACCGCCTGGAGCCATCCGCCCATGTGCATCGTGACCCCGTAGAGGTCGAGGCTCTGGCGCACGAAGCGCGGCTCTTCCTTCAGGAAGGCGTCGATGGCCGGCGTGACCCCATGGTCACCGAAGATGGTGAGGTCAGGCTCATCCACGATGGTGTCCTCGACCACGAAGAACTGGCCCTCCTGCACGAGGGGCGAGTAGAGGCGCAGGGCCGCGAGGGTGGTGTCGTAGTCATGCCGACTATCTTCCACGACCATCACTGGCCCATCCCCAGCCAGGCGCTTGATCTCATCGGCCTGGGCCTGCTCGGTCAGGTCGCCATGGAGGAACGTGATCCGGGGGTCCTGCAACTCTGGCGCCTGCGTCACCTCGATGGAAACGACCTTGCCGCCGCCGCAGAGGGCATCGAGCCGGTCAGCGAACCACAGCCCGCTAGCCCCCACGCCGCCCGAGCCGAGTTCCACGATGACCTTCGGCTGGGTGGCCCAGATGACATGCTCGTAGGTCCGCAGATCCTCAGGCATCTTCGCCATGGGCAGGCCCCTGTAGGTGTCGAAGTGATGGAGCCGCAAGCGAGCCTTCCAGTATTGCCTGAGTGTGGTGTCACGGTCGAAAGCAAGTTTCTCCCTGAACGGGTACTTCACTGTGACATCTCCTTATAGCGTTCCTTGAAGCGGGTCTGGTCACGCCAGTAGCTCTCACGGCAGTCCTTGTAGACCTCGTCCCAGGGGTCGGCGTTCGTGGACCCGAAGAGCGGGTGCAGATGCTCCACGACCGACTCACGGACCCTGATGAGTTCGCCCTGCTTGTCGGCCCAGAAGAACATCTCGTTGTCCGCGAAGTTGTGTTCGTAGCCGGGGTGGAAGGCCAGGGCTGGCTCATCGAAGACCGCCCTCTGGAGGTACTTCGTCCTGACCACGGCCTGCGTGCCAGCCACGTTGTGGAGGTCGTTCACGATCGCCACCGACTTCCCGCTCTCATCGAGCGCCTTCAGGGCATGCCCAAGCCAGAGGTCGTGGTGGAGGACATCGTCGGAGCCGAAGAACACCGTCTCCGCGTCCTCGATGTAGGAGAGGAGCCGGTTCATGCGGGTGACGTAGCGGCGGTCCTCCCAGTCCGAGTCGTCCAGATACCACTCCTCGAGCCGGTCGAGGACCACCTTCGACTCAGTATCACTCACGCACCACAGGATGAAGTGTTCCTCGGGCGTGTTGTCGTGGATGCTCGCGGCTGTCCGCTCGATGTTCTGAGGGCGGTTCAGCGAGGGCACGAGGATGGCCGTAGGCAGGAGGTCGGTCAGCATCAGGTCAGGCGGTTGATCCCGTCACGCCACTCGATGCGCGGCTCCCAGCCGGGTACGGAGTCCTTGCCGATGTAGGACGCAGCGTCACCGTAGCGCGGAGGGCCGAAGGTGTAGTCGAGTCCAAGGTAGTCCGCCATCTGGTGGACGGTCACGGCATTCTTCACACCACCACCGACATCCCAAGTCGAACCAGTGAAGTCTCCGAAGTGTTCCACCATGCGAGTGAGCAGGCGTGCCATGTCGGTGACGTGGAGAAGGTCGCGGGTCTGGTCGCCAGCGCCGCTGATGACGACCGGGTGGTTCTCTTCCTTGGCCTTGAGGAACCACGCGATCCAGCCGCTGTCGGGGCTACCCTCTTGGCCGGGGCCGTAGACGGTGCCGGGACGGACGACGGTGACCGGGAACTGGTAGGCACTGCGGTACTCCTCTGCCCAGAGCTCGACCATGCGCTTGGCGGCGCCGTAGGGTGTCATGCCGTCGCGGGCCTTGACGGAGGTCACCAGCACGACCGGGATGCCACCGACGCGAGCAGCATCGAGGACGTTGACGGCGCTGACGACGGTATCCCTGAACGTGGTCATCGGGTCGGTGACCGAGCCGGGGGTCGAACAGGTGGCCGCAAGGTGGACGACCATCTCACACCCGCCCATGACCGTGGCCGCGATACCGGGGATGGTCAGGTCCCAGCCGCTGCCGTCCTTCTTGTCGCAGCCTCTGACCGTGTGGTCGTTGTCGCGCAGGGCGTCCACGGTGTGCCCGCCGATGAACCCGGACGAGCCGGTGACGAGGACCCTCACTTCTTCGCCTCACGGTCGTCCCATACGGCGGGCTGTAGGCCGTCCTCGACATATCTGGGCACATCGCCCCCGTACTTCCACAACTGGATGGTGCCACCCGGCCAGATGTGCTTGTCGTATTGCTCGGTCAGGACATCGAGATCCTCTGCCATCTCCCCGTGGGCGTTCACCTTCACCTTGGCGAGAACGGCCCTGCGACCGCCGAACCAGGTCAGGTGCCAGCCGGCGTCCACGATATGCGGGTACTTCTGGGCACGAACCTCCCGCACCTGAGCGAAGGAGGCATCTCCATACGCTGCCTTGGTCCCGATGGTCGTGCCCTCCCAGATCTGGCCTCCGGTCCACTGCAAGTCGTAGATCAGGCACTCCTGGCGCAACAGGCCGACGACTGGGCTATCGAACGCCTCCACCACGGAGCGCCGGGGGATCTCGTCCACGTCGCCATACAGGATGATGGCGTCGTCGGGAAGGGCGGAGATGGTAAGGCCGACACCCTCACGCTGCTTCCGGTCACGCTTCCAGTTGTCAGCGTACTTGTAGACGCTGGGGGTGTAGCCGGGACGCTGGATGGTCTTGTTGATGTCGTAGTCCAGGGTGACATCAGAAACGTCGGTGAGATCCACCTGGACGACCCGGAGGTTGGGGATCTCGTCGCCCTTGAGGGCGTACTTGCGAGGCCGACCGGACTTGGTCATGTTGCCTTCGACCGCGACGTGCATGTCCACGAGGCCGTCGAGTTCATACGCCCTGGCCTTGAGCATCTCGATCTCGTTGTGGTACTCGAATACGTCGACGATCATCGGTAGGTCCCCGCGAGGTAGTCCCTGAAGTAGTCCACGGTCACGCGGACGCCATCCTCCATCGGCGTGAGCATGTGGTCGAGGGCCAGCGGCGCAAGCGTGTCGGGGTCGCCCAGCACGACTGCGTGCTCGTCCTCTCCGGGGCGCATGGGCAGATACTCGATGGTCGCACCGGGGATGTTGCTGACGACCTCCTCCGCGATCATGTTCACGGTGGTCTTGCGGCCTGTGCCGGCCTCGAAGGTGGGCTGGGCGCCCTTCTCGTCGGTCATCTCCAGAGCGCGGACGAGGATCTCAGCCACGTCATCCACGTAGATCATGTCCATGATCTGACCGCCGTCGCCGTAGACCTCGATGGGCAGGCCGTCGAGGGCGCGGCAGATGAACGAGGGCATGATCTTGCGGACGCGAGAGGGTCCGTAGGGAGCGAACGCCACCTGGCGCGGACCATAGGCGTTGAGCGCCCTGACGGTGGTGAAGGCAGAACCACGGAAGCGCGTGTACATCTCCACGAACCGCTCGACGCTGTTCTTGGTGATGGAGTAGGGGGAAGCCATCCACCAGTTGCCGACGGCGATGTTGACCAAGGGAACGTCGTACTGGGCGCAGGCTTCCAGGACGTTCATCCCCCCGAGGATGTTCGTCTCAGCAGCAGGGATCGGGTTCGCGACCGTCTCCTGTGTACCAAGCACTCCCGCGAGATGGATGACTCCGTCCACATGGGCGACGGCGTCGTTGACGAGGGTGGCGTCCTTGATGTCCCCGAAGACCTGTCCGGTGTTGTAGGGGAGGGAAATCGTGGGGTGTGTGTGGTAGGTGTGACGATCGAAGACGGTGACCACGTAGCCATGGTTCTCGAGCTCCTCTACGACGTACCGACCGATGAACCCGTTGCCGCCGGTCACAAGGACGTGCTTCATCTCTGCCCTCCTGGCATGAAGTGTAGGGGGTCAGGACTGGGCCTGACCCCCGGATGACTATGCCTCGTCGTACGAGTAGTTCACGGTCTGCTGGGTCCAGTTGCCGGGGGAGGCATCGGACCCGACCGCGAGCTGCATCACGAGGTGCTTGGTGACGTCGTTGGTGTTGGTGTAGGAGGTGTCGTCCCACACGGCCTTGTTACCAGAGTCGTAGGTCGTGGCGTTGACGTTGGCGATGGTAGAAACGGCGGTGGTGCCCTCCTGGTACGCGACGTAGGCACCAGTGAAGTTCAGCGTGGTCGAGGTATCGACCGTGCTGTTGAACCACACCTTGAAACTCTGCACGTAGTTGGCAGGGGTGGCGGTGATCATCAGGCGGACCCACTTCTCGTAGGAGTTGGTGCCGACGGTGATCGGGTTGGCCTGCCGGTTCGCCAGCGAGTTGGTCGAGTTGTCGGCAGAGATGAGGTCGATGCCCGTCACCGTAGCGACGTCAGGCGTCGAGCCGGTGGACACCCTCAAGACGAGTGTTGCAGCCATGGCTGGTTCTTCTCCTGTCAGTTATCCCGCTGACCGGGAGATGAGGATGAGTCCGTAGACTGCCCCTCTGCTGGAGCGGGTTCGGGGATGCTCACTTCGCGGGCCGTCGGGATGTCCTCGAGCAAGACGAGGCCCGGAGGCGTGTTCGCCATGAGCTTGTTGAAGGGGTTGGACTCGTCGTCGGCGTCCCCGATGGGGGCGCGGCCCTCATCGATCCTCGCCTCGTTCACCGACTTGTAAGGCATGCCTGCGAGCGCCAGATCGTTGATCTTGGCCTTTGACATGGACTCCTTGATGTTCAGCCGGGTGAAGCGGAACGCGAGGTTGTTCTCGGGGCCTCCGAGTGACTTGTCCCAGACCACCTCACGGGTGAAGTAGTCCTGCACGAGTGCGAGTAGTGGTCGCAGACCCTGGTCCTCGGTCATCTCCTGTTGGACCTCGCCCTCCGACCGGTTGATGTCGAAGGACATGCCGATGTCCTGCGGGGAGATGAGGTAGACCGCACAGATCTTGCGAACGAGGTACTCGAGCCACTCGTTGTACTGCATGTCTCGGTTGCTGGACCGGAAGGGGACGAACTTCGCCCCCTTGGTGCCACCGATGAACGCCATCGCGCCCTTACCGGCCACCTCGTGCAGCCAGTAGGACTTGAACTCCTCCACCTTCTCAGGGCGTGCGCCCTCGCCCAGGTCGAGCATGCCGTCTGGTGCGGCCTGCGTGACCTGTCGGTGGTTGTAGAGGGAGCCGGAGAGTTCCGCGTCGATCGTCTCTTTCAGCGTCTCGAGCGGAGAAAGGCCCAGGACGGAGTAGGTCCTGGGGTTCGCCATGATGTAGACCATGTCGTCGTTGCGGAAGGGCACCTCGTACTGGGGATGCGGCACCCACCAGTAGCGAGGCTCGTCAGGGTCACCGTCCCACAGCGTGCTGACCTTGACCTTCCCGCCATCGACGGCGTGGAGGCCAGCGAGTCCGCCACCGAAGGTGCGCTCCTTCTCGATGGTCCCCGCGTCGAGGATGAGGATGTCCTCGATGATCGGCTCGACCCACGAGCGGAACGACTCGACCATCGG